TGGTGACCCATTTCGAAGCCGGGCGCATCAACGGCACGCAGTTCGAACACTTCAACCAGCAACTGGAGGATACGCGCCGTAAACTGACCGGCCTCGCAGATGCCATGCCGCAGGCGCTATCCCGGCAGGAGCTGGCGGCCCAGCGGGCCGGTATTTCCATCGGGCAATATAATGCTGCCCTGCGTACTCTCCCGGCACAGTTCACCGATATTGCTACCCAGCTGGCTGGTGGGCAGTCTCCGTTCCTGATCCTGCTCCAGCAGGGCGGGCAGATTAAAGACCAGTTTGGCGGTGTTAAGGGAGCGATATCCGGCGTCGGGAGTTATCTTCGCACTCTGCTGGCGGCGCTGACCCCAGCCACTGTAGGTATTGGTGTGTTGGTGGTGGGAGCAGGCGCTCTGGCCACAGCATGGTACAAAGGCGCCCAGGAGGCGACAGAGTTTAATAAGCAACTGATCCTGACCGGGCAGTACTCTGCACAGTCTGCCGGACAGCTTTCAGATCTGGCGCTGAAGATTGGCGGGGCCAGTGGGAAGGTATCAGCGGCGGCGCGAACTCTGGCGCAGGTCGCTGGCGCTGGCACGTTCAAACCGGAGCAGCTCGAATCTGTCACCCGCGCAGCAATGGCAATGGAGCGGGCAACCGGCCAGTCTGTTGATGCCACGGTGAAGAACTTCCAGAAGCTTTACGACAGCCCGACCAAAGCATCAGCAGAACTGAATGCCACCATGCACTATCTGACCGCCAGCCAGTACGAATACATTTCAGCACTGGAACGCCGGGGAGACAAAGACGGCGCGGCAGAGATGGCAGCAAGAACCTACAGCCAGGCCGAACAGCAACGCAGCCAACAGATTATCGACAATATGGGGTTGATTGAGCGAGCGGCAAAAGCGACCGGTGATGCTATTAAGGGCATGTGGGATGAGCTTTTAAGCGTAGGGCGCAATAGCGATAATACTAAGCTGCAGACAATGAAAAATACCCTCGCAGAGATAGAGGCTAACAGTAAAGAGGGTATCTGGGGGCGATTCAAAAATAATTCGATGATGGTTGATAAATCGGCTCTCATCGAAAAAATCAGAGAAATGGAGTTTGTTGTCAAATCCCAAGAAGGGTATGCCGCTGTTCAGGCTAAAGCAAATAAACTCAATGCCGATGCGATTACTGGGCAGCAGGAGCTCAATAAATATCTGGATGCCGGTACCACCACTACAGAGAAACACTCGCAGGCAGTGGTTCGCCTCAACAAACTCATTGCCGAAAATGCCAAAGCCGCCAAAGCCACCCAGTTCCTGCCGAAAGACCAGCGGGTCACCCTCTGGTCAGATGCCGACATCGCCCGGGCGCGCAAAGGCATTGACGAGATGTACAAGGAGGCCAGAACGCCAAAGACTCCCGCTGTCACCATGCCAGCCGGCGAACGTACCCTGCTGAACTACAAAGCGCAGTCGGTGATCCTCAGCGACACCATCGACAAGCTGAAGCAGTCCGGCGAAGCCCAGGCTAAAAACACCGAATACAGCAAGGTTCACGCGCACTTTATCGAACTGGCGACCTACGCCCAGGACAACCTGCTCAGCACGCAGGAAAAATCCCAGCTCGCTAACCAGACCGCCATTGAGCTGGCGGCCAAAGCGGTAGACAAAAAGAACGAAGAGCTGGAAGCCCAGAAGAAGATAAACGGCCTGGCTAAATCCATGCAGGATGAACAGCTTAAGTATCAGGCGCAGATCCGCAATATCACCGACACGGCGGGCATGTCGTCCATGCAGCGCCAGAAGTTTGCCGAACTCCAGCAGGCGCGTATCGACTTTGAGAAGGGCGGCGGCAACCTCAGCGATACAAACGCGAGGTCCACGCAGGAATACCTTAAAACGCTCGATCTGATTGACGAGAAGTACGACAAGCTGAAGGAGAGCCAGGGCGACTGGATGTCCGGCGCCACCAGCTCAATGAAAGACTGGATGGACGAAGCCACCAACATGTCCAAAGCGGCAGGCGAGGTGATTAACGTCACTATGGGCGGCGCGGTAGACAGTCTGGTAGATACGCTGAATGGCTCGGCCAGTTCGTGGAAGAGCTGGGGCATGTCGATTATCAAGATAATCGAGAAGGTCACCATGCAACTGCTGATCGCGAATGCCGCCAAAGCTGCTTTCAGCGGTATGGCTGGTTCCTCTACTGGCTGGATAGCGTCTATTGGCTCCGCGTTCGGCGGCACCGTCGCCAATGCTAAAGGCGGGGTATACGAATCGCCAGGGCTTAGCCAGTATGTGAACGGTATCTACGACTCCCCTCAGTATTTCACGTTCCAGGGCGCATCCAAATTCGCCAAAGGCGGCGTGTTTGCCGAGTCCGGGCCGGAAGCGATCATGCCGCTTACCCGCGATTCTGCCGGGCGGCTGGGTGTGCGTGCCCAGGGCGGTGGTGGAAATTCTCCACAGATAAACGTGGATATCTATATCGATAACAAGGGCAATGCGATGTCTCAGACTTCCGCGTCCTCGAACGCTGCTGCCGTAGATAAAGCTCTGGGGGATCGTATCAAGTATGAGGTCAGCGAAGGGATCCGCAAAGCGCTGAGAAACGGCGGTCAGATTTATAACGACAAACCCAGAACTTGATTACATGTATGCCACCAGCAACGCACAGCGCCGCGCTGGTGGCTCTATCAACTGAGGATCCGTAATGGACGAACACGCCCGCAAATTAGCCCGGCTCAATGCGCACAACGAGCTGTGTATGGCCGAGCATAAAGCATGGGAGGCTGCTGGTTTCGACCATGCAGCCAAACCGCCGCTAAGGCCGCTCCCTGACGACCTGCACGGCATCCAGTGCGGAGCCATGACTCGAGCCGGAACGCCCTGCAAACGAACGGATATCCATGCCAACGGGCGGTGTAAGTATCACGGCGGCATGAGCACCGGAGCCAGAACGGAGGAGGGGAAGGCGCGGCAGCGTGAGGGATATCGACGCTGGCTGGAGGAAAAGCGCCGGGCTGATACTGGTACGCAGTAA